ACCTTCGACATATACTGGAGAACAAACTTCGCGGGGTCCTTCACAACTGCCTCAGGAAGCGGCGCAACGGCAGCATGATCTACAGAAAGCGAGGCGGCCATACTACTGAGCTGCGACTCCGACCAGGCCTCCGCTGAGGCCTTTGTCTCGCCAACTAGAATGGAGTCATACGTATAGACTAGACCCTCGCGCGTTTGGAACACCTCATTCTGCGTATAAAGTTTTACAGGAGGGGGGGTCCAGGCATTATCACTCTCCACATCCAAATCAACGGCGTCGCTCGTGGTGCGCTTCACCATCGTACAGAACGTGCGCGCCTGGGCATCCGAAAGAGGGCCACGAATGGGCCTCTTAATCGCCTTAGGTGTAATAACTTTAGAGGGGCTGCCGAGCTTCATGATGGGGCGCATGTCATGGAGACCCGTCGGCTGAATATAGAGATATGCCGGCTTATCCACGATGTTACGAGGGTCATAGCCGCGCACCTTGCTTTCATGGAAGTGGTATGTCTTCAGAGTGAGCGCCGGATTCGCAACCAGGAAACGCTTCTTGAATATTTCGAGAGTTATGGCATTATCGCAGCCGCCCTGGCCAAACGGGAACTCGAGCGCGGCCCAGTCCCACTCCACGGCCTTTGCGGCGGCGGCGCTCATGACCCATGTATCTTGTGAATCAGGGCGCGGGCCGAAGAGCTTTGCGGCGGCGATGGCGGCGGGTGTCGTATCCTCCACATCCCAGCGCAGGAGCGCGAGAAACTTCGGCTTCGTATCCATGTCCGTGGACCATAGGAGGCGCCAACTCTCTGAATCGAGGAAAATGTCGGCATTGGCGAAGACGACGAGAGAATCTGCGGGCGCCTCCGTGGCAATCCAGCGAATCACGGCGGCGTAGGTCAGGCGCTTCCCAATAACTTTTTCAACGATTTTCGCGTGTTTCGGGGCCACTGCCTTCTCATTCAGAAGCACGATCTGGTCAATCGCATCACACTCCAGATTCTTCTGGAGGCAGGTCTTGATCTCCTGACGCCGACGCGACTTGTCGGGTTGATAATACTGCGTTAGGAAGATCAGCTTCTTTGGTTGCTCGACGGTGGTAGAGAGCTTGAGGCCACGGCTGGCAGCAAAGGCTACGCGCTCCGCCGAAGGCGCAACAGGGAATGAGCGGCCGAAATGGAGGGCGAGAGCTACGAGTGCCTTTGCATCCTCCGCCGAGCCATCCCAGGCTTGGCCGGTGAAAGGATACAGCTCGTGCATTTCGTCGAGGCATAACAGGTTATTCATCTTGAGCTCCAAAAGCTTGTCCATCCCCATGGCGGTCACGAGCTTTCTCGGAACAACGACGAGGCGAGCGCTCGACCACTTACCGGACTCCAACCAGGCCTGGGCCCCTTCATTCAGACATACCACCACATCGGTATGAATTCCAGCTGCCGAGAGCGGCTCTACCATCGCCGTATCCGTTACACCCACATCCCAACGATTCCACTTGGCCTGAGAAGGAACAGCGTCAAACCACACGATAGTTTTCTGATCGCGCCACACGGAGGTGTCCATGCTAATAATACGCAGATCCTTGCCTGTTTTTGGGTTCTTCGCGAGCATCCTAGTAAAAATAGCGGCGAGGACCTTAGGCCTTAGGGCCATGTATGTCCAGATGGACAAATGTGCCTACCTTGTAAATTCCACCCCTAAGTTCTACGGCTTACTGCCGCTGCATTTCACCCTTGTGAAGCGCTACGCTCCCTGGCTCGATATGCCGATGTTTCTGGCCACGGAGGAGCCGAATCATCCGATTTGCCAGCAAGTGAAAGAGATGGGCGTGGAGCTGATTCTTCTGCGCCCGTCCGAGGCCGGTTTCCTCGATTCGCGCGCCATAGCTCTCCAGCAGCTGGCTCTGACGGGGCGTTTCACGATGGTTCTCCCCGTCCAGGAGGACTTTCTCCTGGAACGTGATCCCGACCCGACCGCGATCCTGGAAGCCATTCGCCTCCTTCAGCTCACCTGTGCGAGTGTGAGGCTCATGCCGTGCCCGGGCCCGGGTGGATCCACGCTGAAAAACTTCCCGGATTGGGCTCTCATCACGCCGGCGACAGACACATATGGCTTTACGTTTCAGGCGACGATTTGGCGTCTGGATGCGTGTGTGAACTGGTATAGGGATCTCTGTGCCAAGCTGGAGACCGAGTGGCCCGTGACGACGACGCCGGTAGATAAGCGGCGGCATGTGGAGATTCGTGGGAACTTCGCAGAGAATGCTGATGGTCAGCGATTCTTTTGGAAGCAGGGGGGAGTGCACGCAGGCTGGACACGCTTAGGGGCGTGGCCGAATGCGGTCTACATGTCGCCGTGGCCCTATCGGCCTACTGCGGTTGTTCAGGGGCGGTTAGAGCCGTGGGCGGAGGAGCTGGGGCGGAGGGAGGGCGTGCCGATTTCTTTGGCCTGAAGCGTTTATCACGCGTGAGTCCCTTCACTATCTTGCTGTAGTGTTCTTTAAAGGGGCCGCCTGAGCAGCGATGGTCACTAAAGATATCAGAAATTTCACGAGGTGACATGGCGCCAAATAAATCTCGGACCTCTGGATCACTCGTGCTGAGTAGGCGAGTGATGGGTCTATAGCTGTAGTTGTGTTTCCACATACACCCACCCTTTTCAAGCCACACGGTGACTCCCTCTCCAAAATCTTCGCTTGAAATACGGCCTATCAGAAACGATCTTACTCCTCGGTAAATAAGAGTAGAGATAATACAAAGATCACCTGGATGAAGTTCGCGTGATTGATTTGACCCGCACATCTTATTGGCCATTCCAATTTGTAAGTCGATAAGACCAGAGCTTCCAACACTAAACTGGTCTACATAGTTAAATGCGGCTATGCGCTGCATATCGTGTAGTTGGTATCCAACTGCATGATATGACATCAAATTTAGTTAGCCGAACGCCTCACGGCCCCGTCATCGGCCGCGCGTTCCCTGCCTGGTTATAGACATGTAGATAGACTGCATTTTGACGGCACGTGTAGTTGTCCACCGTCACTCCGTCGGCGTTACTGAATCCTCCACGCGGCCCCATATTGTAGCCGCAATAGCCGTCAGGCAGCAGATTCGCCATGCCCCCAGGAATACGGTGATACAGAGTATAATACGCTCCAAAGGGACCGTCCATGAGCGCATTGCTAGTAAGAACAGCAGGATCCAACTCGAGCTTGATCTGATTATCGTAATAGTTCGACGTGTAGGCGTTCGAGTTCTGTGATGTCATATATCCTCCAAAGGATGCCTTTGCCAGGATCTGGCGACCACGACTGGGCGACTGATACTGAATAAAGCTGGAGAACTCCTTCACTAAATGATACGGCGTGCTGGTTCCCAAATACATGCGCTGAAAGAAGTAGTTCGGATTCACTTCCAGATGCAGTCGTGTCGTGGAGTTCGGGTGAATATAGCGAAGATAGGGGGCCATACTGAAGCTCACCGTGCTGAAATACACATCGCCGGTAGAGTAGTAGTTCGGATATGGTTCAATCGTCGACATGAGAATGTTACTTCCCAGAGCCGGTGACCAATCCCATCCATAGCCCGTGTAATCATCTACAGCATGGAAGGTGGAGAAGGGGATACTACTCACGAAACTAGCATATCCCGCGTTCGTGGAGGTTGTGCTATACGAATATCCCTGCCATGCGCGCCCCACATTCGAAATGTCCGCATATCCCGCTGCCGTGAATGAGCTGATGGAAAAGAACACCGCGCGCAGGTCAGTTACCGTAGAAAGCTGAAGATCACCCACGCCGATGAACTTCAGCGTCGACTGCGACGACGACATCGTTATATTCTCCGAATTCGGGACCTGCGTGGCAGCCAGACGCGAAACCGTGGGAACCGTATTCTGGGCCACAAGCAGATTCGGAGCCGCATTACTAAACGTGAAGGTGCTTGTGGTCATATTGACATATGCGTCAAATAGTCCGTGCACACCAATCGTGCTTAACTTAATAATATTCCCTACGTTGCGCGCAATCATCGTGGAACCATACGAATCCTGTAGAGTATCAAATGGAACCGGAAAAATCGAGCTGATAGAGTTCCAATACGCTGCCCCCCCACCGTCGGAAATAAGAATATTAGACGCAGGGATGTATCCGTTCGTGGCTGTACGCACGCTAATCTGTCGGAGAGTGATCACATCCGTATCAATAGTTCTAATGCTCGCGGCCATTCACTTCTGTCTTAGAATGACAGATTCTGAATCGTGAGGAAATACGAGTTCGTGGATGCAAAGAATGCTGTTATATCTCCAGAACGGAACCCGGTATTTGTCTGGTAGGATATGGCACCTGGCATCACGTGATTCAGAATATACGGATTCTGATATGCGCCCAAAACCTGTGTGCCAGGAATCGAGATCTTAATAGGCTGTTGGTAGAAGTTCGAATAGCCATTCGCGGATGCGATAGCTGGCACTTGTGTTTGGTGGAATGTGCTCAAGTATATAGTGCTGTATTGAATAAAGGTGCTCATCGGTAGAGCCTTGGAAGTGAGAGCGCCAGCTGTAAGAGTATCGAACTGGAAGGTGGGGTATATTTCCGCCGTAATGCGACTATTGGCCGTTATTAAGCTGGAGAAGCGGTCGAGCTGGAGGTTCACCGTCGAAAAGCTCAAGTTCGAGTTATTTGTCGTCGTGCCCGTTATCGGGCCGTTCTGACCTTGATAGTTCATTGTGGAATTTATGAAGCTGCTCAAGAATGTTATGGCGGCCACGGAAGAAATATACACTTGCGATGCGTAAATATTTGTCGCACCCGAGCGGTCAATAAAAATATTCTGCTTGGCGGCCTGAATACCCTGGCTCGTGCTCAGAAGAGTTTGCGTGCTCACATAACCTACAGAACCGAGGGAAGACATGATTCCCAGGGTTGTGCTGGGCAGAGAGTTTCCATATACGAATCCGAACAAGAAGGCATTCGATTGATTGATGTAGTTCGTGCTCAAAAGGTATGCCGATATACTCGTGTTAAAATTCACAAACGGAGGATCGGCGCTACCCGTCACCATGATTCCGAGGCTACCACCCATCGATGTGGCCGGATATAGCATTCCTGTAACGGTGCTCGTGAGCGCAGAAGAGCTGATATATTTGGCAGAGCCGAGGTTGTCAATAGTGCTCTGTAGGGATAGACTGCTGATATAACCATAGGAACCCAGGCCAACGACCGTGGAGCGTTGTTGATTTGCTATGGCGATAGTCGTGCTGAATAGAGATGGGGTGCTGACGTAGCGAGCAGAGCCGAGGCCGATAACCGTGCTTTGGATATTTGACATAAAGGAGAAAGTTCCATTGAAAAATGGGTCCATTGTGCTCATGAGGTCCCCCGTACTTATATATTTGGATGTGCTCTGCATCCATACCACTGTGCTCTGCAGCTGATTGCCTGTTATACTGCCCGGTATACCGCCGTTGCCGATCTGGGTGGAAAGAGTTGAGTAACTAGTCGCAACAATAGTGGATATAGAAGATGCTGCGCCGTAAATCTGTAGGAACGTCGATGGTAAATAGCCGATCTTGCTTCCATCAAGTCCGGATTGACTGCTTATTGTCTGGAATACGTCCTGCCACACACGAGTTCCCTGGCCATCTGCGACCTGTATAGCGTTTTGCGCATATGGAAGTCCAGTCGTCGGATTCAAAGAGAATATTAGACCCTGCAGTTGAAGTTCTTGTTCGCTTGATCGGCTCATCTCTGGCTTTGACAGAGATATGTTTGCTCGCAGCTTTGGCGCGCGGGTTATATATCGGTATAACAATACTCTCCTCTGAATAAGTCGCACAACACACTAGAATGCCAGGTGGCGGTAGTTTATTACAACTCGTCGCAATCGGCAAACAGGATATATTTTTAACGGGAAATCCTCAAATAACATGGTTCAAAATGGTCTACAGGCGTTATACGAACTTCGCAATTGAATCACAGCAGATTTATTTTGACGGTGACCCCGACTTTGGAAAGCGGGTTACGGCAGTAGTTCCTCGTAGGGGTGATTTACTGGGCCCCATTGTATTGGAGGTAGTCCTACCGTACGTGACGCTAACGGATGGGACTGTTGCTTCATACACAAATACGGCTGGATACTCACTTATTGAGGAGATTTCGCTGGAAATCGGCGAGCAGGAAATAGACAAACAGACGGGTGAATGGATGCAAATATGGTCCACGCTAACCACAAGTGTAAGCCAACGTGACGCGCTGAACAATATGATTGGCCGCGTTGACGGTCTTAATAGCCCCCCGGTAGTTATTTCCCCGGATGTATGCTCGGTAGGGACATATAAATACGGCGCTGTGAAGCTCTATATTCCCCTACAGTTCTGGTTCAACAAGAATCCGGGTCTTTATCTCCCTCTACTTGCGATGCAATATCACCCTATCCGTATTAACCTGAAAATCCGCGACCTTGCGGGTATGATCAATAATACTAACTTGAACTCTGTATGCGCAACCGTTCAGCCCCTGCCTACAAAGCTAACGGAGTTCCGTGTATGGGGAGACTATGTATATCTCGACACGGAGGAACGCCGTCGGTTCGTGGCAAATACACATGAATATCTGATTGAGCAGATCCAGTATACTCCGAAGATTGCGCTGCCCGAAAATGTGAATGCCCACACTGTGCGAATGGAGTTCAATCATCCGATCCGCGAGCTCATCTGGGTTATCCGGCGCGAAGTCATGGAGACCACCCACGAGTGGTTTAATTTCGGCTCTACATCTTCGCATGAAGCCGGTCTGTCTCGTGATATGCTACAGGATGCCACACTTCAAGTGGACGGATACGACCGGTTCGATACACGTGACGCCGGCTACTTCCGCCTAGTACAACCATTCCATCACCATACTACAACAGATGTGAAGCAGTTTATTTATTTATATAGCTTCGCACTCCGGCCCGAAGATATGCAGCCCAGCGGCTCGTTGAATGCCAGCCGTATAGACAATATGAACCTCCAAATAAATCTTCGCCCGGATTCCAATCAGCCCCAGACATTAACAGTACCGATATTGGACGCAAATGGTAATCCCACATTTGACAATACTACAACCCCCCCTACTCCTAGAACGGTCACAGTAGTCAATCCGAGCTATGTACCTAACCGCGGCAAGGCAAATGTCATGATATACGCGAAAAACCACAATGTGCTCCGGATTGTAAATGGATTTGCGGGACTTCTCTTCAAGATTTAGGTCGGAAGTCTCAGTAGCGATGGCAGCGGCGTTATTTGGAGAGCCGAGTGTAAGTTCTATAGAAACCTCTGGGCAAAATACGTTGCTATCATATCTAAAGTTTGACCTCAAATGGTTCGGTTTATTCTTGTTGGCAGGTGGATTTCCTTTTCCCCCCTTTTCTTATCTTGGATTCGGTGGATTGAATTTATGGGCGGCAGGTTCAATGAAATATTTTGCCATGAAGGCTGGATTACAGACTATTATCACTGTGGGGAACATGTACTTGAAAGCATACTTTCCACATCTGTGGTGGGTTCAATATCTTCTAGTGTTGAATCCTTGGTATATGTTTGATCTTATTCAAATGTTCAGTCCGGCATTTGAAAATGAAGGATTTAAGGTCCCTCTTTATCATACCCCGATCGGTAATGGAGCAACTGGAAAAATGACACCGGTCCTTGCAGCAGCAGTAGCGGGTTTATTGGGAACGGGTATATATGGTTTCATGGATATATTGCCACCTGAGATTAAAGTAACCTATAAACCAATACTGAACAATATAATGCTTGCTGTAGGTGCCACAACAGCAATAGCAGGCGGTGGTATTGGAACTATGATGGCTATTCCAAAAATAATGGAAGCGATGCGAGGAAACAGTGCACAAGCTTCCACTGCGCTTGCTAGTCTAAGTTCTGGACCCACTCCTGGCCCAGCGATAAAACAAGCGGGCGGTGGTGAAGAGAATAATAATGGTATACCATCGCTGGGTGATGTAGCAAATGACATACTGAATAATCAAAGGGGCGGAGGCGTAAAAGGGGTAGATTACGGTTCGAGTATATTTTTAGGAATCCTAGTTCTAAGTGCGCTGGGTGGTATGAGCCTTGCGCTAATCCGCTCAAAATCGGTTTCTAGTAGTTGAATATAATGAAATACCTTATGACCCAGGAAGAGTTTGAACAGCTCATAGGAGTTCAACCTGTTCCCGAGGGTGTTGAGATTCCGGCATTCACTGTTATCTACTTCACAGCCGCTTGGTGCGGAGCGTGTCGTCGCCTCAATATGCCTGCGCTCGAGGCCGCTCTTCCTACGGTGAACTGGCTAAAATGCGACATCGACCAGAACAACTATACTCCTGGTTATTGCGGCGTGCGTTCCATCCCCACATTCCTCATTGTGAAAAACAAGAAAGTGGGCGAGTCGCTTCAGTCCACAAGCAACGAGAAAGTGGAGGCCTGGATTCGATCCTTCATGTAAAGCTCACACCCCCAGTTAGATGAAACTACAACAGATCGCGGCTATTATCGGATCTATTGTTGTTATTTGGTATGTTAGCACGAACTACGAGGAGTTGAAAAAGATGGCGGCTAAGTAAGAGGAATGCGGAATATATTGACAGACGGATTTAATTCATTTTGGCATGTGGCATTCGGCTTCATGGCAGTATGGTTATGGTGGATAACCCCCATTTTTGTTTTATATCAGCTAACCGAGTCATCCGATAAGAACGTTGTGGTAGACTTGGCCGAGTTTGTTCTAGGCTATGCGCTGGGATACGTTATCAAAAAAACCTCGCCAAGGCAGATATGGACCCGTATTTACTCATAGGTGTTTTACACGTCGCCCTGATTGTGCCCTTTCTACTCTGGGTAGGATTCAATCGCGCAGCCACACCTGAATGGGTCTACCCGGTTCTTGTGGGCCTCGGCCTCATCGTCTTTCTCTATCACGGATATAAAGCGGTGGGACGCTATTTCGCCAAGTCACCATTTACGTGGGTAAACATGATTCACGTGCTATTTGTCGCGCCCCTACTCATGTGGATCGGCTACTACGAGAAAAAGACTGAGCGCCCCGCCTATGACATGCTTCTCTTAGTAGCGTTCGGGGCTTTCGGCTTTCATCTTTATAAGCTAGTAGTAATATCACAGACGTTTATAAAATCACCTGAAATTTAACTCTGCGCAGAACAGGAATGACAGATCAAGCCAAGACCATTTTTGTATTTTATACATTCGCAGAGTCCTCTGTAGAGTGTTCATGGACGTACAATGCGCTTCCGAAAAGCTGGTGGTGGGTTGGTTCTGGAAGCACCGGATCCCAGAAATATCAGCAAGAAGAGCAGTTTCAAGGTCCAAACAAAACACAGGATAAAACGGCACAGTATCTCGATAAAGTATTTAACGCATTAAAAAAAAAGGGAATCATCAAAGTCTTCAAAATAAGAAGGTCCTATTTGCCTTAAGTGGTCAAGCGAACAAGCCATTCAACTGCCCCTGTTTTTCCTCTGGAAGCTCAATACAACCCGTGGAAATGTGATAAATAAATGCCGTCTGACTCTTGGTTTCCTTACTACACACGGGGCACGTTAGCGCGTTCGTCGCAAAGCGCTCCAGCTCCGAACTACAGTGTTTCCGCAAATAATGAATTATCCTGTTTGCCTTTGTAAGAGTCTTATAAGGGCAACATGGACACTTGAGCATGGCGGCATCCTGTTTTGAATGCCTGGCAGAAATGTGAACGGCGAGAGTCTGCGCATGAAGAAACGCCTTCTTACAGAAGGAACACTCGAATGGGAGATTGCCTTCGTGCTTCTTCATGTGATAATGCATGGTGTTCTGTTTACCCTTCGGCACGATTTTTCCACAATCTGGGCAGACGAAATCTCCATCCGCATTTTTCTGATAAACGTATGTCATGCGGGGGTGGTCTATACACTTCTTTACTAACGGTTATATCAATTTTTCGGAACACGGTACTAGAATGAGTGGAATACAGAGAATGTTCTGCCCGCAGTGCGGCGCAGAGTTTTTTGGAACCGATACAAAAGTTCACGAGCAATGTATAAGATGGGGAATAAGTGTCCGTGGATACAAAGGACGGGCGGGCTGGATTGAAGCGTGTATTGCAAATGGAAGGCGCGTTACGGAAACTCTTTCCTATGAAGAGTTTGATAGGATCATGGATATTATAAACCCTGTGCGCAAATGATATTGTCACCACCGTTTTGCGCAGTGAGAACTGTGTCCTCCTTCACAAAACTCCTCCCGCTTGAACTCTGGATCGGAGCTACAGCAATCCGCAGAATGATTGTCTTTCGCGGTCGATAGGCGCTGTCCCGTGGCAGGGTCCGTGTAGAGACCACAGTATTTCTTTCCACAGCTCCAGCACCATGTACGACCACAACCGGCCCCTACATGGAACTGGCCTTTATGATCCAGGCCACATGAAAAGATATAGTCGCACGCGGCGTCTTTCAGGAACCACCGAGCGCACCACGGACACTGTTTTGCATCTTTGGAGCCAGCTTCCGTCATTTTTCTAGAGGACGTAAAGATTCTTAACGAATAAAGCGCAGAAGATGGTGGTCATTGCTACTCTTGTTATTGGGTCTGATTTCCGGAGGGCCCTACAAAAGTCCCTAGATTCTAAGGTCACCTACGCAGCGCGTCATGGATACCGATATGTGGAAGGCGGCGAAGAGTTCTGGGATCGCGACAGGCCGATCCCTTGGTCGAAAGTGGAGTTTGTCCTGGATCTTCTGGGAAAACTTCCAGAAGGTGAACTCGTATTTCTTTCGGACGCGGATGTCATGATTACAAATCCAGAGCTGCGACTGGAGGATGTTGTTCTACCGCTATTGCCAGCGGACAAGGATCTTCTCATGACGATCGATGCGTGCGGCCATTTGAACTCGGGAAATATGCTCATGCGGAATGGACCGTGGTTGCGTGATTGGTGGCGGCGTGTAGGAGAGCAGACGGACTTGACATATCATATTTGGTGGGAAAATGCGGCCATGATTCGGCTCTTGGAGACTGTGCCTGCGGATTTGGCTCGGACGGAAACTACGGCAGAACACTGGCATTTCAATGCGTATTTGCGGGGGCTTCCTGGACAACGCCTTTGGGAACCCGACTGCTTCCTGGTTCATTTCGCGGGCGTGTATGATTTGAAAAAAATGTGGGATCTACAGCTGGAGATTCTGGGGGGAGGTTGCCCGAGAATACAGTTTTAAATATTAGAATATAATATATAAATAATGTCGACTACTGCGGGCATGACTGCGCAGCCAACTCTCCAGCAGATTATGACTCAACTACAGAATACTATATCGGCACAGACTCAACAGCAGCAGCAGACACAAAATCAGTTGTCGGCTCTACAAAATCAGTTGTCGGTTATGCAGCAAGTTGCATCAGGAGCACAATTGAGAGCGAACACACTACAAGCAGCAGCGAGTTCTAAAAAAACACTTCTGGGACAAAATGTAACTAACGTAGATAGGACGTTAACAAAACTTAAGACTAATATCAGTTCGGGTGGTGGTAAAGGAAAAAAGGGGTCACGTAAGGTGAAAGCTCGTAGTTCGCGTAGACGCAGATTATAAATCTAAACTAGATATATAACGATGAACTCCACCCGTAAGATGATGGGAGGGCAGAAGATGTATGGGGGCGCAAAGATACCGGCAGTTGGAACAAAGGCGCAAGTATTTCACGGAACGGCCAAGCACACCAGCGGCGGCCTCACCAAGAAGGATCTGATGCAGACGAAGAAGGGGCGTATTGTCAGCCGCAAGAAGCATGCGGCGGGCAAGAAAGCGTTGGCGCGTCTACGGAAGGCGGGGTTCAAGGCGAAGAAGGGCACGTTCAAGCTTTTCGGCAAATGAAAAGCGATGGGCGAGGGTGACGACGAGGATAAGACCTCAAGCTTTTCGGTAAGTAACGCAGGCACTTGAGGAAACTATATACCTTCTATAATAGGATGTTGCGGGGAAAATCACGACAACTAATAATACTTTTAGGAATAGCTATAAGTATTATTGGATATTTATATTTAAACATGAAAAATACTACATCGCATGTAAGTTTTCACATACCCCGAACAGTGACCCTTGAAACGGAAAGACACGGCGTTCCATTTATCTTACACGAATATTGGCATTCGCGGCGCATACCCAACGGGATGTCAAAAGTAATTGAGAACCATGTAAAAATGAATCCTGAGTTTGATATCTATATATATTCCGAAAAAGAGACTATCGACTTTCTAAAGAAGCATTTTGATGCTGAGCTTCTGGCAGCATACAATGGCTTCAAACCAAGCGCTTATCGTTCTGATTTATTTCGTTACTGCGTCCTCTATATAATGGGTGGGGTCTATATTGATACTAAAATGGATTTTACAGTACCTCTAAAGGATCTCATTAAAGATTCACAGTTTTTTATACTGAATACTAAAGATAAGTGGTGTAGTGATGGAAGAGGTGTGAGTAACGCACTTATAATCACACCGCCGAGAAACGAAATATTACGTATGGCAATTGATGAAATCGTAAAAGCATACAAAGAACGTTCTTATAAGGAGGACGAGCTTGATATTACTGGCCCCTGTCTTATTGGTGATATTCTCAATAGGACGAAACAGGCGCATTTGAGAGATAATGCCCGGTGCGAATGTAGCGAAGAAGATACTCATTTTGTATTCAAGTGCGACGGTAAAGAGGTGGCGCGCTCATATACCAAATATCGCGAAGAGCAACTAAATACGCAGAAGGGGCCGCATTATAAAAATTTATATGAGAAAGGCGATATATATTGGTGATTACAGATTAAACCGCCGCTTGAAATCGGCTACGGAGTCTTGAAAGGACGGCTTGTTCCACAGAACCCAACGGGACAGGGCGCCAGGTGTGTCGGGCTGCCGCCACTTCTCGCCTTTACCCGTGTGCCGCCTGATATAGCGCTGCTTCCGCGTGGCATTCTTGTGTTTGGTATAGTTGGACATTCCAGCCGCACCGAAGCTCACAATCTTCTCTCGGCCGTCTTTAATAAAGACTGCGTCGAATTTCTTCTCAGGCCGGTGCGACTTGCGGATCGTCTTGAGCTTCAGCGTCATTCTACTATCGCGTAAGAAATGCCGCCACTTCCGTCAAAACCGCCGCGGCTTCATGCGGATCAATATGCGCAGATACATTGCGCCGTGTTTATCCTTTTCCTCTTTTGAGGACCAAACAAGGCCCACTTGCGAACCCCGTAGTTCTCTCAAGACAGAACGCAGGCCAACGACACCCGCCTGACCCATACGTGTAACAATAGTCGACTCGACATCTTCTTGCGCGGCATCGGGTGACCAGAAGATCATTTGCCACTCCGGGTGTGTTGGCGCCTTTTCGCCCATGGCAATAAGGGTTATACCGTCCATACGAGCCAGATTGGCCATGACAGCAGGAGAGGGGTCGCCGCCCGCCCAAACAACCCGGGTGGGCCTAGAAGTGTGCTGGATGTAGGTGAGCGCGAGCTTCAAATCCTGGACGTCGCGCACACGAAATACCGCGTCCCAACCTTGATGAAGAAGCCAGCGCGGAGGCACCGCAGTTCCCTGGAATATGAGAACCTTCCGCCCGCGGTGTGCTACTTCCGCATCCACCGCCGCTAAACGCCCTTTCAGAAAGTTCTGCGCGAATGTTGTATTTGTCGCAACGCAGTATGAGTTCGCACCCCGAAGAGATTCCGAAAATCCCTCAAGCCGAACAGTCGCCTCCGTCATTTCTAGAGTTGACTACGAGTAGAGACATCTCGATATGGACGCGGTGCTTGCCATCATCCCTATAGCGTTCTTGTTCATCATATGCGACCTCCCCTGGCTCTATCTAAGCAGCGACTGGGCCCAAAAGATGATAAAAAAGATACAAGGAGGTGCACCTATGGTTTTACGATGGGAGGGTGCGCCCGTCGTATATGTCGCACTTGCCTATCTCCTTCTTCAAGCTCGTAGCACAGCACAGGCCTTTTTGATTGGCCTTTCGTGCTACGCGGTCTACGATTTCACGAACTATACAACTCTAGAGAACTACGATATCAAGTTCGCTATAGCCGATTCAACATGGGGCGGGGTCTTATTCAGCCTCGTGCGTGAAGTAGCCTTGAGACTAGGCCTTCTTTAAGAATAAGCGCTTAACATGCTCATAGGGAATCAGGCGATGACAGAATCCCGATTGTAAGTACGAATCGTCGCTGAGGAGTTCGCACTTATGTAGAGCTTCCAGGGCTAAAAAGAGAACGGCGCGCCTGTGATAATCTGTTATACGCGGATGGAATGCGCTCGGAACAACATATGTCAGGCCCTCTGCCTCGGTCGCTTCAAGCTTGTGTTTAGGATCACGATCATCCATAAACAGAATCTTATCAGGGGTAGGGGCCTTCTTTTCACCCGTGGCAGCCTTGAAAAGTATCTGTAGGGTCTTCAGGGTCTTTTCGGGCTGAACATATCGACCTTCAGGCACATAACGCGGTCTATCGGCGACGCGCAGAGGATGCCAGTGGTCGGCCATGTCCATTATGAGATTTGGCGCCTTGTATTTTTTCTCCACGAGATATTTCATAAGTTCCATGGAATACGTAACACCCGTATTAGAATAAATAATAACAGATTTGAGTTTCTTCTGTTTTTTCGCGCGGATGAGCTGTGGAATGATAACATCTAAATTCGGACGCAGGATGAGGTTCAGTAGTTCGGGGTCTTTTAAAATATTATCGGCAAACCGATTCCGGGCCTGTTTCAGCTTGTTGTGAAGCCTGGCCGAGAGTTCCAAACGCGCATTCGGAGCAGATTGTTCCGGATTTTCCAGGAAATCCGGGCTCCATAAGAAGGCGAGTGGATTTGTTAGTTCAAAGAACCCCAGTGTATTGTCTAAATCAAAGGCGACGTACGCCATCTATTTTAAGCCGTGTTAAAAATTGAGTGAATATGAGCCTTACGTGTGTTAGTAGAATGGAAAGAGGTGTGCCGAAACAGTATGAGAAGCTTCCGCCTCATCCTATAACAAAAGAGGCCCAGGCATACATCGACTCGATGACGCCGGAACAGAAAGAGCTACATGAAATGGCTCAAAAGGATACGGGCCTGGGTTCCTCCTACTTCGTGGAGCGCACGAAGGGGTTTCTCGACTGGATGTCGCGAAAGAAGTGAGTTGAATATCCCGATCTTTTTAACATGGTATCAAGATAGAATTGTGAATGTCGACAGGTCCTACGGGCTTTACAGGTCCTACGGGCGGAACAGGGGCTACGGGTTGGACAGGTCCTACGGGTTGGACTGGTCCCACAGGTAGTCACGGCGATCCAGGTGAGCAGGGTATTCAAGGGTTTCCTGGAGATACTGGGTCAACTGGTAACACGGGCCCCACGGGGCGCACCGGCCCTACTGGCTCGACGGGCTGGACGGGCCCTACTGGCCCCACAGGTGTAACAGGGGCAACCGGGCCTACGGGGTGGACGGGCTGGACTGGTTGGACGGGCGTGACTGGTGCCACGGGCACAACTGGCGCAACTGGTGCGACGGGCCCTACAGGGCGCACAGGTCCCACCGGTATTCCTGGTAGCGCTCTCAACACAGGCGCAACAGGTAATACGGGTCCGACTGG